ATGAAGGAACTGACACCCGATCAACAGAAAGCACTGTTTTACCTGAAGCTGGAACGGAAGATCGATAGTGCCATCATTCCCGAACTGATCGCCCTCGGTCTAGCCGCGGGAGATCCGCTGCGGATCACGCCCTTGGGATGGGAACTGCTGCGCTTCTCTAGTCGGAAAAACCTTAAGCCCGAGAATATCCAGTGACGCCCTCTGATCGTCCGCTGATAACCTTGGGCCGGTTCGCGTGTTCTTGGCGCGATTTACCGGCCAGGCAGTTTCATACGTCGATCGAAGTTACTTCCGCGTCGGGGTGTCCGTTCGAATCTTGAGATATTTTGGGGGATGGCAAAAGCTTCAACTGCGGGGGATTAGCCAGTAACAGCTGTTCCGCAATGGTGCCTGCTCGAGTGTAAAAATTCTCGACGGCGGACACCACCCCGTCGGCGTACACCAAACCGCCCAGAACGATCGCAACGGCACCTGCAGCTTTTGTATACTTCGCCCGTCGCTCTTTCGGCACTAGCTCTGCGGCTTGCTTAGCCGTTGCATGGAGTTGGATTAGCTTTTCACCTATCGCGATAGATCCAAAAATGTCGAATAATTCGATCATTCGAATTGAGGCTAGGATTGCGTTTCCAACCATCTCGGAGGCAAAATCGTGGGTTTCAGAAATCTCATCGTAGACTTGACGTAAGTCTGCCACGTATTGCGTTCGCTCGTCCTCGCTGAGAACCACGACTGGCACGACGCCGGCTAACCCACCGCCCGCCATGTCGAGCGCCATTAGATGGGTATCAGTAAAAACCTCCGCCTTCGTGTTAGGCCACCCATTGGTCGCATAACGGATTTCGGTGAACATCATCAGATGCCTAACCGCATTGCGAAGATTGGTCCGATGGCGCTCGTTCAAAACGGCTTCATCGACGGCCTTGAGAAAGCGCTGAAATCTCAAACGTATTGCCGACAGAAAAATATAATACTCAGCTTCTTCCGGTTGAGAGCCAAATAGCGCAGCGAGCACTTCTAAGGTTCGATGTCCTCCATTCAGATCCTTAAACACGAGACACATGCGGTGTAATTCTTCGGCCTCATTACTCACGTTCGCCATTAAGGCAATGCTCCAGGAATCTTGAAACTATACCCATACCTGCATTTTTTGGCTCCGACACGTCAATAACCCGTGCAGAAATTTTGCCATTTTGACGCCTTCGAAAAACAAAATTGAGAAAAAATTCGATGTTTTTTCATCAGCTGATTTCCCTTGACCGGATTCCGATATCGCAGGAATGTATTCTTAGTTAATCGGATTAATTTCCTATCACGTGTTGACGGAATCAAAAAAGACGAGTCATTTTCACACCGAATCTTCCCCAAGTGAGGGGCAGCGAATCAATGATTTCTTCAGATCCGAACGACGAAGACGACGAACAGCAGGCGCCAGAAGAAAGCGCTCCGTTCGACGATGACTCGACTTTCGACGATGGCACGGAGTGGGTGTAGCTACCCCGTACTCACGTGACACCTAAGCCCGCCTTTGAGCGGTTTTTTTATTGCCCGGATTCCGACGATGTTAGCACCAACCGCCGCCACAGTTTTCTCCGATGACAATATCCCTGGCTCCCCGTCCTCTGGACCGAAAAAGGTCAAGAAATCCGAGGTGCGTGCGTGGGGCGCGTGGCTTGAAAGCTTCGTCACAGCAATCGGTGGGTCTGGTGGCAGCGTGTATCTCACACGCGCCCAGCTCTTTGCTGATCTGCAGCACGACGCAAACGACATGGCATGGGTCGTGCAAGATGAGGCGCTGAGCGGTATCTATAGAAAGAATGGAGCCGCCGGCACCGGATCATGGACTCGCGTTGCTGATCTCCCGTATTCGGTCATCATCGCCGAGGACGAAGGCACCGGCACACCGAACGCTATTCATGCGAGTTCGGCCCAGCCTATTTCCAGCACCGCGCAGGTTTGGCTGACGGTTTCAACCACCAACACTGGCTCGCCCGTCACCGTCAGCTTTAATGACGGTTCGCCGCTCACAATCAAAACGAATTCCGGCGGGAATGTAGCGCCTGGCGCAATCGTCGCCGGCTCTATTCTGATTGGCAAGCAGGATGGCTCGACTTTCCGCCTCGCCAGCGACCAGGCAAGCGCTGCTATTCAGGCGGCGATGGAAGCCGTTTTTGGGCAGTTCCAGTCGCAGTATTTGGGGGAATATGCGACGGCGCCCACGAGCGATCCGAATGGCGATCCGATTAGGCAGGGTGCCTTCTACTGGAATACCGCTTCTATCGCTCACTTCTATTGGGACGGAGCGGCATGGCAGGGATTCCCCTTTGCCACAGTTGCGGACGATACGGTGACGGACGTTAAACTATCCGCCGCCCTTCGCAATCGCATTTCGATTGACGGCGGCACACTCAGCGCGATCCATTCTTCAAGAGCTGTTGCCGAGCCTGTTTTCATGGCGAATGGGCTGGCCGATGGTTTCGGCGGCGAAGGAGGTATCAACACAAGCGCATCTTCCGGATATGTTCTTGATCCCGGTAACGGGAGAGTTATGAACGGCGGCAACCCCGTCCAGCAGGTAGACTCGTTCTCATATGTGCCTTTGGCCACGTCGGCAGGCGGATGGGCCGGCAATACGCTCCGACAGAAATTTGCTGGCGTTCGCATCTCTCAGGGCGGCAACAAGGTCCGGATTCTCTGCAAGGGCGGGAGTTCTGGAGCTACCTTCTCTTCCGTTTACGTTGGGCACGCAGGCGCGGGCGGATCATTCACCGGAGACCAGGTTCCGCTGACATTCGGTGGTGGTGTTTCGACCCTCACGCTGGCTGCCAACGAAGAAGAGTGGTCGGATTGGGTAAGCTATGCCGTAACGGCAGGCTCACCCCTGATCATTGCCGCACAGTGCACGGCAGGAGGCACGATCGGGCGCATCAATCCCACTGATGCGGATTTCACGCTTTACTATAAGGCTGGAACCGACGCAGCCACCACGACGGCAACCGGATATACGACGTCAGTCAATGACATCGTTCTCGTTGAGCAGATCCAGGTCGAGCAGCCTGACAGCACAGAGAACATCGCTCTGGTGACTGCCGCCTTCGAGTTCATCGATTTCACACCCACACAGGTCAAGGTGTCTGGCATCTTCGAAGCGCTCGATGCACTGACGCTGAACACCGACGTCAAGATCGATGTGAGCCGCGACGGCGGAACCACGTGGACGGCGGCAACCATGACGCAATTGAAGGCTCTTGGCTCTCGGACCTATTTCGAGACGAATATCGTCTCGGTATCGGGCCAGCCGTCGGGCGATGAAATCTCTATCCGATATAGAACGTTCAACTTGAAGCGCTGCTATCTTTGCGGCATCCGTACCGAGGTGAACGCCTGATGCTGGATCCTACCATCGTAACGCCGCGGCCTGGCGCTGGATTGGCAACAGGTTCTGGAATGGCCCCTCAACTCAAGCGGCCTCAGGGACAAAACCTTTTGCTGGGTACCGTGCCCACGGCCGTTTCGTTTTCGCCAGGAGTCTATTTCGCTGGGCGCGTCGAGGCAGACGGAAGGAAGCAGTCACGTCTTCGGATTGACGGCGGCGAGATTGCCTTCTTTGGCGACAGCAACATCGACGGGCTCGATCTAGGTGAAATCCCTTTTGCATCGAATTTCGGGATTGGTGGCGATACGATCGAGGGGCTGATCTATCGCCTGCGAAGCGGCTCTTATTCTTGCCTCACCAATGCTCGCGCCATCGTTCTTGCTGGCATACCGCTGAACAATCTCACCCAAGATGGGCCTAACATCCCCGCGATCGAGGGGCTGTATGCTTCGGTGATGAGTTATTTCACCGGCCCGCTTGTGATCGTCCCGCCGACGCGCACGACTGTCACGGGCTATAACTCCAACATATCGGCTTTCAATGCGTGGCTGCTCTCGACATACTCGAGCCGAGACCAATGTGAAATCGTCGATATATCAGACCTGCAAACGAGCGGCGGCGCGGCAATTCCGGGGTATCTGCTCGATTATGCACACTGGGGGCCGACGCAGCAGCGGATTATTCTCGATAAGATCAAGGTCGCGCTGAGAAAGGTTTAGCGAGGCTTTCGCGCCGATAAGCCGACGATCCAGCGTACCAAACTAAACTGCGGCGGTAGGCCCGCAACTTCTCTTCCACGGGAAGTCAATTCGATAACTTCGTTCGTCCCGTACCCTTGAGGCATTTGCCTAATTAGATCGGCCCTGATTGCCGTTAGGATTGCATCAACCGGATATGGCTCATTTGCCTCCAGGAAGTAGATCTTGCCACCTCTCGTGGCAAGATCTGAAACGATGCTACCAACTGTCTGGTCTGCCATCTTATCTCTCTGCCGCCCCTGCTCCGCCTAATCCTTAGCGCCGCAACGCGACGCCGATCTCCGCCAGCGTTCCGAGTGCAATGGCGAAGATGATAGCGAAAAATCCGCGATTTATGACTTCACCTGAATTTTCCGCACCGGGCGCATATCGCGCTAAGGCAGCGTCATATGGTCCGAAAAACTCGGTTGCTACTCCGAAGCCGATGACTAGCTGGATCGCGCCTAACACGAGCGCGAGCCAGGCTGCAATCCTGGCAAGGTTAGTGAAAATCATTGCGTCCCCAGCACTCATAGAGAAATCGCGGATGAATGTCCGCGACCGTGGAAAAGTTGCGTTTTATGCAACTCCTTCATTGCCGCAATCAACATTCTGTTGCACGGTGTCTTTGGCTGTCGGTGAGATCAGCATTCGCGCTGACCCCACCGCCGAGGAGCCACCTGACGCGGGAGAGTGCGGTTCGCCTCCAAGCTTAGCCGCATTCCCCGCTGCCAGGATCTTTAGCTAGGCAGCTTTGCGCGGCAAGATCAATGCGTACGGCTGGTTATCCAAGCAAAAGCAGTGGATTGCTCACAGGAAAAACGTTGGCCGCAAAGCCGGCGCTCCGAAATGGGCGCCGTTTCTATTGATGCGAGAATTCCAGCAATGGAGTGGCGCCAGGCCGTTGGCGATCTGCCTCACTGGTCCAGAGCTTCCACTTGAGGACAGGGATTGAATCGGTAGGAATTTGCCCTTGGCCGAACCCTGGCAGCGCAAGTCGATAACCATCCATCATCGACTCGCGCGTAAATGGCGCGAGGTACATTGTGGCGCCTTCAGTATACAGGTGGATCGCTCCGGGGGTTTCTGAATGCCTGGAGCTTATGGTTGCTGATGCATTAACCTCGGGGGCTAGCACCCAGTCTTGCCCATACGATAAGCATGGTGTGCGGAGATTCACGACTTCGTGGACCGTCGGCCTTACTTCTTCACCAAGCTTTAGGATGGCGATCAGCCTTCTCGGTCCATCTATGGCGATCGGAAAACTGATACCAAGTCCGGTTCCGAACTGAACCTGGCAAAGTTCGCCAACCTGCAGGTCAGCAAAAAACTTCATGCGAACGGGGCTGTGCAGAAACATCTGTTTCTCCTCGTCTGGAAGCGCCTTAGACGCTTCGAATGCCTTGGCTTTCGTAGACTGAGGGAAGGCGCTTCTCCTCGTCGGCCAACACTCTCTCAAGTGCCTCTAGTGCATTCTGCATTTGAACGAGACGATCTAAATCGCTGTAGGTAACAGCCTTTGTCATCCCTTCAACGTGCTTTCTTCTCGCCTTAAGAAGTGTCTCGATTGCTTGGTTGGCTGCTTCCACGTGTTCTTTGGACATCTGTCACCCCATCGTTTGTGACGAAGGCTGCCATCGGGCTGGCTGATTGTCCAGACATCCACAATACAACCCACAGAGAAAGCGCGATCGTCTGATCGCTGCATCCGTCGGGGATACGACGATGGCGAGACTAAAGATATTGGGGCCATCAATCTCCGTATTGGCACCACTTATCAAGCCTGAACGAGAGGGCCTCAGCCGGACGCAATATCGTGCAGCGGAGCAGCCCTGGCGCAAATGGTACAGCACGAAGCGTTGGCAGGATCTGCGTCTGTCGATCCTCGTCCGGGATGGATACAAATGCGCGATGTGCGGCCGCATCAGCCTGAGAAGCGGTACAATGGTCTGCGACCATGTCGAACCTCACCGCGGTGATGAGACGCTCTTTTGGGATCCAGAAAACCTTCAGACTCTTTGCGCTGACCCTTGCCATAACCGGCATAAGCAGATGCTTGAGGGCCAACAGTAAACCCAACAAGGCGGCAATTTCGAGGCTGCGCAGTCCAGCCGACAACGGTAGAAACCTCCCTGCCGCCCCATGCCAACGAGGGCCAAGGTTTCAAGGCTGCAATCGACCTAGACTTTGGCGCGAATCGTGTTTTGATCATCTCGTGATGGGGATGATCATGACAAACGACTCTGAGCAGAAACTACCTACAACATGGACTGACGTTGCCAAATCTCTGGCAGAAGGCGGCGTACCGCAGATTCTCGCCGGGCCGGCCGGCAAGGCCCTCAGCCGACTTATAGCAGGTGCGACTGACATTCCCGCAGCCTGGCTGGAAAAGCAGGCTCAACGCATTAAAGATGACACCGCTGCCAGAACCACAATTGTGGGTGCGATAGCGAAAGCGACAGCTAGTGCTGCCGTTGCTGATCCCGCACTGCTAGATCGTGCGCTGCATCGACATGTATCGGAAATCTACAGAGCTCAAGAAAATCGTGAGGCCGTTGCGGAAAAAACAATAGCGCACCTCACGACAGATCCTGTGGTATCGACTTCCGAAGGTCCGACGGACGACTGGATGAATGTTTTCGATGGGTATGCAGCGAAAGCGAGTTCAGATGAACTTCGTGAAACTTGGGCTCGAGTGTTGGCTGGGGAAATCCGCAAGCCAGCTTCATTCTCATTGCAGACTTTGCAGTTCATATCCGTACTCGATGGCCCGACGGCAATCGCCGCCGAAGTTTTGCTGAGCAGAACCGTCGATCGAAGATATGCATTACTTGGGGAGACAATAACGGGGGAACTCTTCGACCAGATGCATCTGGTTAGGACGGCAGGGTTGATCGGGCAATTGAATGCCGACACCACAACTAGAAAGCGGATAGGCGAAAACGGTGTCGCGATTTTCTGTATGGCCGACCAAGGAATAGTTGCACGTGGCACACCCAATGCAGAAATCCCCGTTTCATGCACGCTTGTCACGATTATCGGGCAGGAATTGCATCCAGTAGTACAGCCGCAAGCATCTGCTGAAGCGACTGACGTGCTGATAGAACAGCTCAAGAGATCGGAGCACGTGCAAACGATATTACGCGGAGTCTGGGTGAGCGAAAACGGAATGATAGTCGTTCACGATGCCGTCGAAGTGTGGGAACGTCCCCCACAGAATTGACACTGGACTTTGCGAATGTCCGCGCCTTCCATCGGGGGGGGCACTCTACCCAGTCGGGCAAGCTTCGGCACCACACCCGCGTCCCCTCACCATCACATTTTTTTCTGCCGTCTCGAAATTTCGAGGGTGAATCATCGTCATGACCGAAAAAACAAAGGCCCCTGGTAAGCGGGGGCGGCCGACCTATCGCGCCTCCCTTGAGGATCGGCAGATGGTCGAACAAATGAAATTCTGCGGTGAGAGCGACAACACGATCGCCCGAGCGCTTGGCATCGACCCCGACACCCTTCGTAAACACTTTCTCGAAGAACTGGCTGATGGCCACGCACAACGCCGAAAGGAAGTGATCGGCCTGCTGTTTGGCGCCGCACGCAGCGGCAATGTCGCGGCGATCAAGAAGCTCGAGGAAATGGGCAGGGTCGCCGGTGCGCAAGAAGCGGTGAAGCAGCGTGAGGCGAAGGCTCCCAAACTCGGCAAAAAGGAGGAGCAGAAGCTCGCCGCAAAGGCTGTTGCCGGCAAATTCGCGCCACCAACGCCGCCGAAGCTGGTTGTCGATAATCGCTGATGCAGTGGTCAACGGCTTGTGTTGATTGGCGTGAGCGTATCGTTCAGCGCCGATCGCTGATCCCTTTTGCACCTTTATTTCGCGATGAGGCAGAGGCCGCCCTGGAGGTGTTCAAGTCTCTGCAGGTGGTCGACCTGCCGCAGGTGGTCGATCCGGATACCGATGAAACGAGACACCCCACATTCGGCGAAGTGGGCGAGCAGTTTGTTTTCGACTTCGTCAAAGCCGTCTTCGGCGCCTATGACGCCAAGAACGCCAACAGGCTGATCGAAGAATTCTTCCTTCTAATCTCGAAGAAGAACGGGAAATCGACGATCGTTGCCGGCATCATGCTCACGGCACTCATCCGCAATTGGCGCCATTCCGCTGAACTGCTGATCCTGGCGCCCACGCGGGAAGTCGCCGACAACTCATTCAAGCCGGCCGCCGATATGGTGAGAGCGGATGCGGAGCTGTTTGATCTGCTGCATGTCCAGGACAATCTGAAGACGATAACGCATCGCCTAACATTGGCCGTGCTTAAGGTGGTGTCCGCAGATTCATCGACCTCAGCCGGCAAGAAGGCGGCCTTCGTGCTTGTCGAGGAGCTTTGGCTGTTCGGCAAGAAGGCCGGCGCCAGCGCTATGCTTCAGGAGGCGACGGGCGGGCTTATTTCCAGGCCGGAAGGCTTCGTGATCTACATCTCGACGCATTCGGACGCGCCACCGACCGGTGTGTTTAAGGAGAAGCTCGATTACGCCCGCGCGGTCCGCGATGGCGAAATCGAAGATCCGCGCTTCCTGCCGGTCCTCTATGAGTTCCCAGAAGAGATGATTGAGAGCAAGGCTTACCTCAATCCCGCAAACTTCTATGTCACCAATCCGAACATGGGAAAATCGGTGCGGCGGGAATGGCTGGAACGGAAACTTGCAAACGTCTTGAGTGGTCAAGACGAAGAAGGCGATACGATCCAGACGTTCCTCTCCAAGCACCTGAACGTTCCTATCGGCATGAACCTCCGGGCAAATCGGTGGTCCGGCGCGGACTACTGGGTTGGCGCAACCGATCTCGCGCTTGCAGGTCTTCCGCCCTTCGATGCTTTGGATGCCATGCTCGATCGTTGCGAGGTCGTGGTTGCTGGTATCGACGGTGGCGGCCTAGACGACCTCTTCGGACTTACGATCGTGGGGCGGGAGCCAGCCGAAATAGAGGTGACCGTGAAGGTCAACGGTAGGCCAACCGTCAAGCGAATGAAGCGATGGCTCGCTTGGTCGCACGCGTGGTGCGACAGAGACGTGCTGGAAAGACGGAAGTCGATTGCAACGAAACTGATAGATATCCAGAAATCCGGGCATCTAACCATCACCGACGATGCTCTCGAAGACCTGGCTGCCATTGTTGAGATCATCAATGGCGTGAAGACTCGAGGCATCCTGGCGGCGGTAGCCGTCGACCCCGCCGGCTTAGGCGAGCTCGTCGATGCTCTGGCTGCTCCGGAGATCGATATCACGCAGGAGAATGGCCTGCTGTTGGGCATCCAGCAAAGCTACGGCCTTATGAACGCCATAAAAACGGCTGGGCGGCGTTTGAAAAACGGCACGCTGATGCATGCTGGCGGCCCATTGATGACCTGGTGTGTCTCGAATCTGAAGATCGAGCCAACCGCAACAGCAATCCGGGCGACCAAACAGACTGCCGGCGATGCGAAAATCGATCCGGTCATGGCGCTTTTCAACGCGGTGACTGTGATGACGCGCAATCCGGCGGTGCCGGAGACGCCGAAGAACCAGATGCTGATCCTCGGCTGAAGAATCCAAACAATCTGAATATTGGAGGTGGTCATGACGTTGACGCGCCGCGCTTACTCGTTGCTCACCGTCAAGGCGGTCGATGAAAATAAGCGCATCATCCGTGGTATTGCCACGACGCCGACGGTTGATCGTGTCGGCGACATCGTGGAGCCGCTCGGGGTCAGCTTCAAAAACCCGCTGCCGCTTCTCATGCATCATAATCATGAAAAGCCGGTCGGGACTGTTAGGTTCGACAAACCGACGACAGACGGAATCACGTTCACTGCCGAGTTGCCGGTAATCGACGGATCTGGCGTGCTCAAGGATCGTATCGAAGAAGCGTGGCAGAGCGTTGTCGCCGGGTTGATTGCCGCCGTCTCCATCGGATTCCGGGCTCTGGAATACGCATGGATGGACGATGACGGCATCCGCTTCATGAAATCCGAAGTCTACGAACTGAGTCTCGTGACGGTTCCGGCTCAGCCGGACGCCATTATCACCAGCCTGAAGAACATGGACGCGGCTGCAGTCGCGATCATCAAAACCTTCGACAAGGGCGCTCCGGCCGCGTCTGGCCAATTGGTCCGCCCTCCGAAAACCACTCCCGGCGCTGCGGGAAAAACCCACTCCGTAAATCTCAAATCAAAAGGAGACAAGGGAATGAAGACCCTTGCTGAACAGATCGCGGCGCTTGAAGCTTCTCGCGCTGCCAAGACCGCCCAGATGGGCGCCGTTATGCAGAAATCGATGGACGAAGGCCGCTCTACCGATGCTGCCGAACAGGAAGAGTTCGACATGCTCGAAAAGGACGTTTCTGCAATAGACGCCGATCTCAAGCGCCTTCGCGCTCTCGAAAAGGCACAGGCCGCGACGGCCAAGCCGGTTGTCGCAAGGTCCGCCGCCGAAGGCACGCAGTCCCGCCTTGGCGCGCCGGTTCACTTCGACAAGCACGCCAAGGACGAAGATTTCGAGGGCCAGAACTTCACGCGCCTCGTTATCGCGAAGACGCTTGCGCGTATGGATGACGTGTCGGCAGTCGTTGTCGCACATAAGCGCTGGGGCCAGAAGAATCCGGCCTTTGTCGAACACGTGAAAGCCGCAGTAGCTGGCGGCGGTGCGGGATCGGGCGAATGGGGTTCCGAACTGGTCCACATAGACCGTTATACCGGCGACTTCATCGACTATCTCTATGCTCGCACGGTGTTCGACAAGCTCCCCCTCCGCGAAGTTCCGGCTAATGTGAACATCGCGGGCCAGGACGGTGCCGCGTCGGCTTATTGGGTCGGCGAAAGCAAGTCTATCCCGGTTACCAAGGCTGACTTCATGGACGTGAACCTTCTGCCTTTGAAGGTTGCAGCTATCGCCATCGTCTCCAAGGAACTGCTCCGGGATTCGTCGCCCTCGGCTGAAAAGCTGGTGCGTGACTCGCTGGTCAACGCTTCGGCACAGCGTGTCGATCAGACGTTCTTCGGTACTTCGGCGGCCGCTGCTGGTGTCTCGCCCGCAGGGATACTGAACGGCCTCACCGCCGGTACGAGTGCCGGCAATGATGTCGATGGCGTCATCGCTGACGTGAAGGCACTCTACGCTCCGTTCATCGCCGCCAGCAATTCTGAAGCTCTTGAATTCGTCACGACCCAGTCTTTGGCCAAGTCGTTGGGCCTGATGCAAAACATCATGGGCAACTGGGCCTTCCCCGGCATCGGCGCCAATGGCGGTACGTTGCTGGGCGATCCGCTTCATGCGGGCGGTAATATCGGCGCAGGTGACCTGATCCTCCTGAAGCCGTCCGATATCTACAAGATCGGTGATCGCGGCGTCGAGGTGTCGATTTCGTCGGAAGCCGCAATTCAGATGGATAGCGCACCGAATGGCGACACTGATACGCCGACCGCCAACACATCGGTCGTGTCGATGTATCAGACGGAAAGCGTCGCGTTGAAAGTCGTGCGCCCGCTGAACTTTGCGAAGCGTCGCGCCTCTGCGGTCGCTTACATCGGTAACGCCGACTATGGCGCCCCGAGCGCCTAAAGCCCTTCCTTTTTCTTGAGACAGCCGGTCGCGGGCAACTGCGATCGGCGTTTTGCTATCTGGGGAGATGTCCCGAATGAGTAATTACCTTACGCGAATGATGACCGCGAGCAACCCGCGCCATCGCAAAGTCGCGGAGCTGCTGCTTGCCAAGCGCAAATCCCGCGTGCCTGCGAAAACGGAAGACGAGCGGGCGCGCCTTGCCGGGGAATTTCACCGTCTCACGGGAAAGAACGCCGATAAGCGTTGGTCGGCTTCCACCTTGCAGGCGAAGGTGCATGCCGCTCAGTCTGCCATTGTCGAGGGGGCTGATTGATGGCTCGTAAGCGTCGGCGCCAGAAGGCGCTTTCCCCAGCGCCTAGCCGCGGCTGGCGTATCCTCGAATCCTATCTCGGTGCCTGGCAGCAGGACGTGGAGGTCAAGCGTGACAGCGTTCTGGCCTTCCATGCTGATTTTGCGTGCCGAACGTTGATCGCCTCGGATATCGCTAAGCTTGGCTTGCGGCTGGTCAAAAAGGACAAGGATGGAATCTGGACGGAAGCGCCACGGCAGCCGGCCATCCTCCGCAAGCCGAACCATTTCCAGAACCGCATCCAGTTCATTGAGTCGTGGGTACTTTCGAAGCTTCAGGCTGGCAATACGTATGCGCTGAAGCGTCGAGACGGAAAGGGCAAGGTTGACGCCCTCTATATTCTCGACCCGAATTTGGTAACACCACTCGTTGCCGACAGCGGTGACATCTTTTACGAGCTCAACACCGATAGTCTTGCTGGCTTGCCGCAACAGGTCGTCGTACCTGCTAGCGAAATCATCCACGATCGTTTCAACACCTTCTTCCATCCGCTCGTCGGGCTTTCCCCAATCTTCGCCGGTGGATTGGCTGCGATGCAGGGCCTAACAATCCAGAAGGATTCCACGGTCTTTTTCCAAAACGGCGCGCGCCCATCCGGCATTCTGACCGGCCCGGGAAACATCTCAGACACTGATGAGCAGCGGCTGGCGAAAAGCTGGAACGAGAATTTCAGCGGCAAGAATTCGGGCAAGATCGCGGTTCTCGGATCGGGTCTCAAGTTCGAAGTGATGTCGTCGAAGGCGGTCGACGCTCAGCTTATCGAACAACTCCGATGGACCACGACCGTCGTATGCTCCGTGTATCATGTGCCGCCCTACAAAATCGGGATCGGTGAGGCTCCGAAATACGCGACTTCAAGCGTGCAGTCCCTCAATATCGACTATTTCGAGACCTGCCTTCAGATCCTAATCGAAGCAATCGAAGCCTGTCTTGACGAGGGGCTTGATTACAATGGCGTGTCGATCGGCACTGAGATCGACGTCGACGGCCTGCTTCGAATGGATACGGCGACACAGTTCGATGTCGTGCAGAAGTCCAAGGGAACGACCACGCTCAACGAAGCTCGCAGGCGCGTCAACCTCGTTCCCGTCGAGGGTGGCGATACGATCTACCTTCAGCAACAAGACCACAGCCTCGCAGCTATTGCTGCGCGGGATGCCGCCCTCATTGCCGGTGAGCCTGAGCCGGAACCGGACATGACCGTGCAGACGAACGCCGCTTTGGTCGAGATATTCAAGGGACTTCGCTGATGTTCGACGGAAAATCATTCGGTGCGGAGATCGTCGCCGCGGTGAAGGAATATGTGCAGCGCGCCATTGCGCCGATCACATCACGTTTGGACGGACTGGATCAGAGGGCCGTCGAATTGAAATCCGCCATCGATGCTATTCCCGATGGGAAGAACGGCGTCGATGGAGTCGGCTTCGACGACATGGCCGCCGAATACGATGGCGAGAGGACAATCACGCTTCGGTTCCAGCGAGGCGAGGTCGTTAAAACCTTCAGCTTCGAGATGCCAGTGGTGCTTGACCGCGGTGTTTGGCGCGAAGGCGAACACAAGTCCGGTGACGGCGTGACATGGGCTGGATCTTACTGGATCTGCCAGCGGAATACCTCAAGCAAGCCTGGCGTCGGCGATGATTGGCGGCTTGCTGTGAAGCGCGGTCGCGATGGAGGGAAAGCTTGATGTTCCATGTGACCGAACAGGAAGTCTGGCAGGCGCTTCAAGTCGACCTATACGCCACTGGCGGCAGCCCTGAGACGCAGGAGCCTGCGGATCGCGCTTATATCGCCACCCTGATCACCGCCGCACAGAATCGCCTAGACGACCATCTGGCAACCAAGCTTATCGATTGGGAAGAAGTCCCTGCCGAGCTCAAGCTCGCCATCACGATGGATGTGACGATCAACTATTTCGACCGGAAATCCCCGGTGCTTCCGGAGCAGTATTTCTATCTCATTCGGCCGTTTCGAAATTGGGGGTTTGGTTATGGCTAAGGTGACCATCTCTGGAATGAAGGAACTTCGGCAGCAACTCCTGAAGACCATTCCGGATATCGTGAAAGCCGAGATCCAATCCAGCTTGGAAAAGTCAGGCGAAGAAATGGTGCGCACCGCGAAGGCGCTGGCACCGGTCGAAGACGGTAGTCTCCGTGACAGCATTTCCGTGACGACCGCCGGAAACTCCATTGCTGGAGGCAAAGAGGTCGGCGAACTATCAGTTCGGGTAGTCGCCGAAGAGCCCTACGCGGCATTCGTCGAGTTCGGCCGGCACGAGAAAGACGGCCAAGGCGCAATGTCTGCCAGGCCCTTCTTTTGGCCTGCCTACCGGTCGATCAAAAAGCGTATTCAAAGCCGGACGGCACGGTCCATCAATGCGGCCTTGAAGAAGCTTTCAAAATGACCATCAATCCCGGCAAAATGCGTGATCGCATCACGCTCCAGAAGCGCGGCGTGCCGACATGGGACGATCCAGAGCCGTTCGTTGACGTCGGCACCGTGTGGGCACAATTCCTCCCGACGCGCGGCCGTGAGTTCCGCGAGGGCGGCGTGGCCATCGGTGAAACACGTGCGGTGTTCAGCATCAATTATCGCGAGGACCTCTCGCAGGTCGACCGTCTCGTTCATCTTGGACGCGGCGGTAATCGGGTCTGGAACGTCCAGGACGTCGTTCCGGTCGGTTTCAAGGATGGAACCGAGATTCACGCCACGGCGACAGACGTGGGCGCGAACTAAGGATTTTGCCTCATGGCAGATGAAATCAATCTGCGGCCATTGGTCGTCGATATCAGCGCCACCACGGCGCGTCTCGAAAAAGCTCTGAAGCGAGTTGAAGCGCAGAACTCTGCCACGATGTCGAAAGTCCAGCGGGATGCCGCTGCAGGCATGGCGAAGTTCGAGCAAACCTTGGCCAGGACGGCACAATTCGAAGCTGCGCTTTCTCGTATGGATCGAAGCTTTGCCAATTTCGGAAAAAGCCTCGTCCCGTCGCTGGGTGCGATCACGGCCGCGCTGTCCGCCCGCGAGGTCCTCGCGTATGCCGATGCATGGACGTCTGCGAAGAATAGCCTGGCGGTGGCCGGCGTTACCGGTGAACAGCAGGCGAAGGTACTCGACGAGCTTTACAAATCGGCTCAGGCCAACGCAGCCCCGATAGGCGCTCTGAGCGATCTCTACGGCAAGGCAGCCCAGGCCTCCGATAATCTTGGCGCCAGCCAGCAAGATCTCCTGAAATTCTCCGACGGCGTAGCGGTCGCCCTGCGCGTGGCAGGAACTTCCGCAAGTGCGGCGTCAGGGGGTCTACTCCAGCTCGGGCAGCTTCTTGGGAAAGCTCGTGTCGAAGCTGAAGAATTCAATTCGATCAACGAGGGCGCGCGGCCGATTCTCATCGCCGTCGCCAACGGGTTGGATGCGGCTGGCGGCTCGGTCAACAAGCTGAAGGCGCTGGTCAATGACGGCAAGGTTTCTGGGCAGCAGTTCTTCCAAGCGTTCCTGAAGGGCCTGCCCGCCATCCAGGCAATGGCTGCCAACTCGACGACCACGATCGAACAGGGCATCATCAAGGTCAACAACGCCTTCACAAAATACATCGGCGAAACCGATAGTAGCCTTGGGGCATCACAGCGGCTCGTCGCCGGCCTGAATGCCCTCGCCAACAATTTCGACCAAACTGCGGAGATGACCCTCAAGCTGGCCGGCGTTGTTGCTGGCGCCCTCGTTGGACGTTCCATCGTCGGGATGATTGGGAAGCTTGGCCTGGCAACCTCCGAAGTCTACAAGTTCGTGGGTGCGCTTCGGGCAGCTTCCACCGCGGGCCAACTGGCTTCTGCTATTGGCGGCGTCGGCGCGGTTGCGGGGCCGCTCGGGCTGATCATCGGCGGGACAGTGGTCGGCGCCCTTGCCCTCTTCTCGTCATCATCTGCGGAAGCAACGCAGGGTGCACGAACCTATGCGCAGGCGCTTCAGGAGATAGAGCAGCGTGCAAAGGACGCTGCGCCGGCAATCGGCGGCGTTTCCACCGCGATCGATGAGAAGGTGAAGAATGCCCTCAGCGCTGGCGTTGAAGTGGGTACCGCAAGCATCGATGCAGCCCGCCAGGCCGCCGTCGATCTCTTTAGCGAGATCATCGATAACGCGCCACGGCGTCTCATCACTGAAGAGCAGTTGGGCTCCCTTCAGGATCTTCGCGATGGGCTAAGCACAGGAAAGCGGGCGGCAAACGAGGTTGAACAAGAACTGTTCGCCTTGGCTAATTCCAATCCGAATTTTCAGCGCCTCGCAGAGCAGCTTTCTCCGCTATTGCAGCAACTTTCCTCTGCGATCGCAGCCACCGATCTTCTCCAGAAGAAACTTGGTTCCGACGGTCTCTCCGCTGCTTCCGTTGCCGCGTACAAGCAGTACGACGACTCCCGCCGACAGGGCGAGGAAATGCTGCGTATCGGTAAAGCGTATGCCGACGAAGCCGATCGTCAGAATGGTCTGAGCAAAGAGCAGCTTGCAGTCGAGAAGGAAATCGCATCCATCAGGCAAGGGCTCACCTCGAAGGGCGGCTTCCTGCCTGACGATCAGATTGCGGCATTAGCTGCGAAAAATGTTGCTGCTGATCAATCGAGATCCCAGAGTGGTCGAGGCCAAAGCCACGGAGTAAAGGCCACGGCTGAAAGCCGGTTCGATCAGGATATTCAATCTGTCAAAGATCGGACAGCCGCGCTTGTTGAAGAGCAGCGCACACTGAGCCTGTCGTATCAGGATCAAGAGCGCCGACGTATGGCGCTTGAGCTCGAGCAAAACGCTCTGGCTGATCTTCGCGAGGAAGCTCGCCGTAAGGGCCAGACCGATCTCGACAACCTCAAGATCTCCGACGAACAGCGGCAGAAGATCGAACAGGCCAGCGCCGCCTATGCCGCGCAAGCCGACGCTTTGCGACGTGTCCAGGAAGCACAGGACCGTGCCGACCGCTCGGCCGAAGACTTCTATGATGCCTTCAAGAGCGAGATTTCGGGAGCCATCACCGGCGCGGAGAGTTTCAGCGATGCCTTGGCCAATATCGCCAAGCGTCTTGGTGATCTCCTCATCAGCAATGCTTTTGACGCACTCTTTGCGCCCAAGACCAGTAATTCGGCAGGCGGCTTATTCGGCTCACTGTTTGCGGGCATTGGATCGCTGCTTGGCTTCGAAACCGGCGGATACACTGGCGATCGCGGCATCAGCGATGTAGCGGGCGTGGTTCATGGCAAGGAATTTGTGGTGAATGCCGCTGCTACCGTGAAGCATCGACCGCTGCTTGAAGCCATCAACTCCGGACGTGGTTTTGAGCGCGGCGGATATGCATCGATGACCTTGCCGACACTTCGACCCCCGACATTTGGTGGTTTCGGTGACTTGGTGGGAACGCTGCAGCAATCCCGGGTAGCCGTCGATGTCGGGGTAACGGTCGACGATGATGGAAAGCTGCAGGCATATGTCCGGAAAGAGTCTTCCTCTGCGGTAAAAGACGCGGCGCCAAAGATCGTCGGTACAGCGATCAATGGTGCCAACCAGCGGGTCGTTCCAACCGTCGCTGACTACCAGAGCAACATGGCCGGCAGGGATTATCGGAATTCCTGACGGGGTCTTCGGCTTCCGCCCCATTCAGCCTCGCCATATCACCTAAAAACCGGAGATGTCGCATATGAGTATTTTTTCTAAGGCACATATCTTCTTTGAGGGGCTCTTCAGACGTGACGGTACGCCGGTGCCGGCTGACCAGAATTCCTTTGCCTATGTCGCCATGCCAGAAGCTGGCAATGGAGCTTACCTGTTCATGGGCGTCGATGCCCTCGAGCAATTGGAAGCAGATTTCGGTGAGGACTATTTCGAAATCATCTCGCGTGGTTTCCTGAAACCGTCCGCCGTGATCATTTCGCGCACCATGGCCGTATGCTTGGTCAACGGCGACGATTCCGGGTTTCCTTGGGGCCTCACCATCGATCAGATCGGCTTGCGTCTCTACGATGCGCAGATCCGGGTGTTTAAAGGCAAGACGTTGGCCGAAGCCATCGAGATAGTTGCCGGGAAGGCGCCTAGTGTCGAAGAGGGGTCAGAGATCGAGCCAGCGACCCGGGCGTCTAAAGACGAGGGAACGACGTCGACGGCCGCGCCGATGGTGAAGGAGGAAATGGTCGATCCACAGAGCGGGCTCATCTTTCAGAAGATGACTGACGGCGCCTGGGCGCAATTAGAACCTTACGAGAAATATGACCCGGAAACCGGACGTCGGATGGTCGTTCATGAAGGTGCTTGGGTGTTCAAGCAATGAGCGGGATATCGATCGTTCGGGAAATCCTTGCTGTCGATGCCGATATCATCGCCGTTGTAGCGCAGCGCATTTTTCCTATTGAACTGCCTCAGAAAATCCAATTGCCGGCGATCGTACTTTCTTCCGTCGATGAGATCGACGGCCGCCACCTCTCTGGAAGCGATCGATATCCAGTTTCGCGCTTTATCGTTGATTGCGTCGCGGCAACATACCAAGCCGCCGATGTGCTTGGTGATGATGTCCGCGATACCCTGATCGACTACCGCGGTTCGATCGCTGGATTTGAAGTCGACGACATCGCGCACGATGGCGTTGACTTCTTTGATCGCGGTGAGACCGGCGACGCGTGGCGGCGCCGGCTCGGATTCCGGATGCGGTTTCGAGCTACCTGAACAATGCAGGGCGCTCCACCACGCTAAAGTGCGAGCATGCCTGACATCGGACGAATTTCGTCTGAACATCGATGTTATCTATCGCCCGCCCTTTGGGCGGGCTTTTTTAGTTCTTGCGATCCCCGTTCCTGGCAAGCCAGCGCTCCGTTCTTACCCTTTGGATGGACATCGCCACCCCACCTATGCAGGTCTGATAGAAAGACCAGCGGGGTTGACCATCAAACGGACCTTTCTGTGTTGTCTCTTTGCCGGTGGCACCGTCAGTGACGGTGATCTCTATTTCATCAAGAATTTTCGCAACGTCAGGGTGATCGAAATTATGCACGTGAAGACTATGGGCCATTCGGTTCCGAATGCGCGCCAATGAGACGATCATCGTGTGTTCGTGCGGCCTCATCAATCCTAGCGCTCGAGCGACATCCAAGCGCGCAGCCAACGTAGACAATGGCCCATATCCGTCGAATATTTTGTCACGCAATTTGGAATTGAGCCCTGGCATAGCCAACTCCAGAATTTCCCGGACTCCATCGTCGATGAAAGACACGCCCACGATCGCTATGGTTCGATGATCGGCGCTTGGCTTCGATATCGTTGTCGTTAGCTCAAAGAAATCCTTCAAGTACTCGGGAATTGAGACGTCAATCGTCACTTGAGCCAGTTATCCATGATGAACTTCGATGATTCCGGAGGGATATTCTGCCAGGAAGCTTCGTTGTTCGATGCGTCCACGACGTAGAGTGAATCGTTGGCGTCCATTGCACTCCAGACATGATCACGCGCCTGTACTGCCGTGTATTGCGAATTCACATACCAGTACGAGTATTGGATTTTCGCCCAGTCGCCTAGTTGTTTGATCGCAGCGATCACGTTGTCATAATTTTGCCCGGGATTTTTCAGGTCGTAAGATATATGCAGATTCCGTCCCATGTTGCCCCTCCACGTTGCAATTAAACGTGAGCAAAATACACGCAGGAGTCAATGGGAGTGCCTGGCTAAAGGTGCCAAATCCCCTTCAGAACTTCTCATGCGTTCTCTGGCTTCGGCTTTCCCGGTCTCCGCTTGCCACTTATCCTTTCGAGATAAAGCCGCTCGCGGATCCGATCGCCTTCAGACATCGTCGGCCTCTCAGGCTCGGACGGCGGTCTCCTCATCCGTGGCTCGGGGGAACCATCGAAGCGAAACTCAGCCTCCAGCGCAACGTCGAGCTCCGATCGACTGTAAACGACGACGCCCTCTCTCCCTCGAAATGAGCGAATACGCCGCTCACGGCGCCATCGATTGAGGATCTGCGCGGTGAGCCACGGATATCGCTCGAGCACCACGTCGTGTGGAGTCATGTCGTCTAGCGTGACCGCCGATGTGGCGGCCTTGCCTGTGATCCTGGCCTTTACGCGATCCATGGCGGCTTGTTCATTCCGCCGTTTTTGGATCTGGCCCTCGAGCCACTCGAACCAAGGGACAAGTTTATAGCCTTCTTCTTTTAGGGCTACTATTTCCTCTGCCGTGTGATCCAACCAAGTCTCCATCTCTGCAATGGTGATTTCTGGCGGAAGCTCCGGTCCGACGGGCCGCTCGTGGGTGCTCACGGTTTCTGTTCTCCCGTCTTCATTTCCGCCTTGAACCGGGCTTTTTCTGTTTTGGCCCACCGCGGATCGATGCGCCGACGGTCGTCCCGACCTTTTCTGCCTTGCGCTCCACCCGAAACCGCGCTCGTTCCAAGGTCGCGCTCACTTTACGGCGCTCTTCGATCTTCTCTTCAAGCCATTCGTAGAGTGGAACGAGCTTATAGCCTTGCTCGCCGACTGCTATGATTTCGCTGGCGAGCCGGTCGAGCCAAGTCTCCATCTCGTCGATCGTTGGTCCGGCGCTCATTCTATTTCCATAGACATCTTCTTCCATAGACATCTTCATTTCCGCGCCGGGCTCCGTCTTCGCCGCTTCAGACCTTTGCGGGTCAATTCGGCCACAGTCACTCCCTCCCGCTTGGCTAGGTGTTCAACTCGGGCACGCGCACGGTCCAGGGTGGCATTCATCTTGCGGCGTTCTGCGATCTGGTATTCGAGCCAGTCGAACCAAGGAACCAGCTTCCAGCCTTCGTCTCCGAGAGCGACTACCTCGATGGCGACCGTATCGAGTAAGCGCTCCATCTCCTCAAGCGAAACTTCTGGCGGGATGTCCGGTCCTATTGGCCGCTGTCGGCTACTCACACCATCCGTCCTCCGCCTTGATTTTTTTTACGCTCCACGCGCGCGCTCGCCCGATCGAGAGTGGCGTTCACCGCTCGTCGGGCGAGTATCTGGCCTTCTAGCCATTCGTAGAGATGGACTAATTTATATCCGTCTTCTCCAGCCGCGACGATTTCTTGTGCGAGCCGATCGAGCAATTTCTCCATCCTCTCAACGGGTACATCCGAGGGGACGGTAGGGCCAGGCGGGCGGGTCGTTTCCATCTTTTCCCCAGACTTTTTTCGGTATTTTGAGATTGTGAAATATTCCTTTTGGAATATAAAATGGCCGAAAACCGAATAAAGTCGGAAGCGTCTTAAGCAAATATTCCAAACGGCATGAAGTTTATCCAACGCCGAAAAAGTAAATGGTAAATTTCTATATTTTCATATTTAAGGGATCGTCTACATTGATCGCGACGAACACGAGTTGCAGCTCATGTCCGTCGCTAAACCCAAAGATCATAGGAGGATCTCGTGGATCTAACTTCCAATATCACGCGTAGAAATACTTTGAAAGGTGCTGCTACCATTTCCGCAGCGGCCGCCATTCCTACCGCCGTGGGGGCATCAGAGAGGAGTGGCTTCGAACTCGTCGCATTTCACTTGGAAGAACTCAGGAAGGCCCTTGAGGTCGCGTGCGGCGGCACGTGGTCGGCAGCGGCGACGGGATCGGAGCGGACCATTCTGCTGATGAGGGACTGAGCTAGCGACGAAAATCGTCGCGACCTAAACGGCCGCTCCGAAAGGGGCGGCCTTTTCATTGTGACGAAAAAGGAGTTTAGATGCGCTCAATTTCCCATTGAGAAGAGTCCAGCTTATGTATACTGACAACGAAACCTAAAAATAAAATTCTCTCAATAGAATTTGATATCTGCCTGTTCTCCTGGCCGCCAAAAAACTCCACAGGCTGGACTTTCAGGAAGCCATTATTGACTAATGCTTCAGCTAGTTCATCTTCAGAACGTTCATCTTCAATCGCAAAACTTGGCACTTCTGTTGCATTTAATTTGATTATGTAAAAAGCCATTTTCCGTCCCTTAGTTGAGTCAATTGTTCATTGCAACCATTCTTATTTAGGCATGTGGCGATTGCAAGTCGCAAGGGTTATTGAGGCCACTTAAACTTGATGCCGTCCAAGAATTTCTGCCGGCGCTTCATCTCAGCGCCGTCGCCATAGGCCGGCCGGCCAAATTCGTGCCCCATCAAATCGGCCTGCATCCGGTCTGAGCAATCTGCGTTCTCAATGCGGTCCTGAAAAGTGTGTCGCAAGCTGTAGACGGTGTGGCGCTCGGTTGGCCGCAAGCCGGCGCTCAGCATCACCTTATTGATCAAGGCCGAAGCCGCGTCGGCGCTGTCCGCATAGCGAGGGAAACCGTTCGGCCGCTGTTTCATCGCCCAAAGAGAGACGCCGACGAGTGGGATCTGCCGAATGCTGTATTCGGTTTTCTGAACACGGTCCTCACGCTCGGCAACCTCGATGTGTGGAACCTCGTCGTCAAGGCGGATGTCCTGCGGACGGAGATTGCATATCTCGCCGAGCCGCGCGCCCGTTTCGACCATCGTGAGCACAATCAGCTTCGCGTCGTCGTTCATTGTGTCCAGCGCCCCGGGCGCCAGGATACGATCTTGCACCCATGCGACAGGAAACGGCGGCCGCTTTCCCAATTTTGTCGCAACCGTCTCCTTCAGCCGAACCTTGTCCCACACTGTGCGGTAGTCGGTTTGGAGGGCGTCATCGATGACCGTGAGCATACCTTTGAGATCAGAGAAGCATCGATTTGCTGAATAGGCCTTGAGCTTTTCGCTCTCGATCTTCTCTAGCCACCATCCGCGCATTTTAAGCACGTCCGGGCGTTTGATAGCCCCGAGTTCCATATCGCCGCCAAGAGCTTCCCTCGCATACTCGATCGCCCGCAGTCGCGACACTTTGTGCTTTCGAAGCTGGTCCGGACTCATCCCCTTCAAGCCGGCGGCGTTGTGCTCTTCGTATTCTTTCCAAATATCTGAAATGCGGAGGGTAGGGGCGGGGGCTGTTCCTAACATCGCATCGACGACCGCTGGAGCCTTTCCGAGATTCGCATGGGCGATTTTCAGCCGTCGCTCCATTTCATCGATCGACAAATCCTGAATATCGGTGGCCGGACGGTAGACGAAGCCGAGCGATTGTGCGGCTTTCACCGCGGCTTCGTAGGAGGCGATAGAGGTCGTCCTGTCTCCACCCTGCAGAAGCGATCTCCACATTGCTTCAGTTGCCCGGTGAATTTCCTCCGCCCGCTGCAAAGCTTCCCGATGACTATCGGTCTTCAGGCTCTTCTTGACGTGGCTACGTCCGTCGAGGTGGCCCACTTCGCGAGGAACGCGACGATAATATAGCCAGGTCCCAGAGCGCTTATCCTGAACCACATATCTCGAAATATCGCGCGATTTCAT